TTTGGACTCACGTTAAAATCTTCACAAGACGTCTTACGACTTCTGAAGATTTTAAAGAGAGTCAAAACTAGGAAGGGCCGACAGCGGCTCGATGAAAAATTACACAATCGGGATAACGATTATGGCTAAGTATGATTTGACAAAACCTGCAACTGACAAAGCTATCTATGCGGTGGCTTCGACCTTGGCTTACAAATATATCGGTGAAAACGATATTAAGCGTTTTGAATTTAACAAACTCAAAGCTCGCTTTGGGGCCACGATCAAGGCGGTTCACGATGGTCAGCCCTTGGCTGGAGATATAAATAAATTATTCTCCGTCAAGAAGATCAACGGTAAGACTTCGGCTGCCTCGAAGTATATTAAAGTCCTCAAGACTGAAGATCTGAAGTCGAACAAAGAAGTTAAGATTACTGCGAATCCAAAGCAGTCAAAGAACTTTAAGACTTCTTCGGCTCCTCGTCTTGCGACTGCCGCTGACCTTGGAATGATCTAATTTAACTTGGCCCCCTTCGGGGGGCTTTTGGAGTTTTATGGATAAATATAATTTAGATATTTGGATACCAGTGATTGCAGTATTAGCTGCTCCACTGACCCCATTCATAATTGTAATCTTTTCTTAGGAGTCTATATGACTAATTCTGCTGTGATCCATGAGCGCCGTGATATGTCTTTTGAACTTATGCAATTGATGAAGTTTGAACATGCAGTTGATATGTTAACTTCTGAACTTGGTAGTCTTCAAATGAATACTGATCTTCATACTGCGGTGTTAGCGAGATATGAAGATGTGGTGGCCGGAAAATTTAATAAAACTGAAGTTTGGCAAATTGATAAATGGGATGTCGCGCAAATGATCGTGATGTTAGTTCAAAGAATTAACCCGGAGGATCCCGCTTAGGGATTAATTAAAATTATAACCATTAGTATGGTTATGGTGCAGCTTCTCGTCGGGGTATCAACTCCCTGTAACAGCGGCTGCACTGATTAAAGTATTGGGAGCTTCGGCTCCCTTTTTAATCTTTAGAGGAAGTCTTACGACCTCTAAAGATTAAAAAGGGAACAGGAGGATAATGTGCTGATCGAAAAACAATCTATGTTAACTGGTGTTCGACGCATTGTTGATATGCCAATCACTGCTGAACAGTTTAATAACTGGCAGGGTGGTATGTTAATTCAAGATGCGATGCCAAACTTGACTGATGGTGAACGTGAGTTTATATTGTCAGGAATCACACCTAAAGAATGGGAGGAAACCTTTGGAGAATAAATGTTTTAATTGTGGTGTGATCGTTAATTTAGAATTAGCTTGCAAGCTATCAGATAAAGTACACTGTATGCCTTGCACTATTTCTGAATTAAAATTTAATGATTTGGGTGACCGTAAAAAATATCAATCCGACAAGCGTCGAAGAAATACGAGGTCTAATTGGTGAATGGTATTAACTTAATAACTTTAAAGTCTATTAAACCTATTAAAGAGTATATATATAATTATAATTTACCCTTAATGGGGTTTAATAGTTCTACTAAGATCTTTAAAGGCTTTAAAAAGCAAAAGTATACCACAGGTATATTGTATTTGCAACCCGCAAATCTTGTTGCTAAGAAAACTTTATGTGCTTATGCTGATATTGCTGGGTGTAAAGTTCCGTGCCTTAGATCTTCGGGTAGACTTGGTATGTCTGATGCCCAGAAAGCTATGACTCGTAGGACTGTGCAATATCTTCAAGATCCTGATGGATTTAAAGATCGACTAAGGACTGAGATATTGCGCCATGAAACCGACAACTACTGTATTCGACTCAATGGCACCAGTGATATTGATTGGTCTGATCTTGTCCAATCTTTGCCTAACATACAGTTTTATGACTATTCAAAAGTTCTACATCGTGTTGTCCGTAATACTTTGTCTAACTATCATCTTACATTTTCGGCATCACTTAATAGTGTCAAGACAATCAAGCAACTTAAAACTGCTACAGAGCTTGGACTCAACATCGCAATATCTTTTAATACTAAAGAGTGTAAGGGCGAGTTTAAGATACCTGACAGTATACAGTTGTTTGGTAATACTGTAGAGTTAGTAGACTTTGATGAGACTGACTTGAGATTTTTAGATGAGGATGGTAGCATCGGTAAACTAACACGCAAGGGATCTACAAAACTAGAAAGGTTTAAAGATCAAGGCGACTTGAATTTTTTTGCAGATCCTAATAATTTACAGTTAGTGGCTTGACATCGCAACTAAAATACTTTAAGATTCTCCCTAGAAAACTAGGAAGGAGGTCTTACGACCTTCCTAGTTTTTCTAGGGGTACGGTTGGAGGCACCGTGAAGCCTGACCCGTCACCTCCCTTGTGGAGCCTTTAAAGAGTGACAATGAGCAGCTGGCAACTCATTATTTTATAATCAGGAGTTCTTATGAACACAATTACTTCTTTGTTTGGTAACAATTCAGCAGTTGATAATCTTCGGGATTCTGGCTATGGCGAGGCAGACTTTCAAGTGACCGCCACGCCAGTATTGTATAGAGATCAAGATGGCGGTGTACTTAAACTTGACAATAAGAAAGTTTATTACCGTGAAGATACTGGTGATGCTTTGGCGATCCACGGTGAGCGATACAAGCCAGTATCACACACTCAAATGATTGATACCGCCCGTAATGTATTGGAGCGTAGCAATCTAGATTTGGTAGATATTAAGGAAACCATTCAAGTCGGAGATAACGGCTCAGTTTGTTTTATTCGGCACCAATTACCTAATCACGAGATTACAACTCCCGACGGTGATACTGCGATTCTTGAAATGTTACATATTAATTCGTTCAATTCAGTGTGGCCCTATCAGGCGACAGTTGGTGCATTGCAAAATGCTTGTACTAATCATCAGGTTTTTCTTGGCTCGACTGCTGGAATTTACAAGGCTCGACACACTAACAAGCTAAACGTAGACCACGGTGCAAGCCAGATGAACAAGATCATGGGCATACTAGATACTCAGAATGAACTGTGGGCAAAGTGGGCTAACCACACAGTTAGTCGTCAAGAAGCATTCCAATATATTGCAGAGGCAACGGGTTCTAAGTTTGCACTTGGTAAACTAAAAGAGGGCGAGACTACGGGATCAATTATGAGTATGCCAAAAGCATACAGTAACACATCCCTTATGTATGCTTGGACTCAATACAATGAGCGTTACATGCCAGCAATGGGTAACAACTACTGGGCCGTGTATAATACTCTGACTGACTGGTCAAGCCACCATGTCGGTAGCCGTAAAAATAAAATTGATATACCTGTGGCACAGGTTAAGAGATCCGATAAAGTTCAACAAGTTATTGCTAAGTTTCCATTAGCTGCCTAGCTCTCCTGACACCCTGAGCATGGTGTAAAACTGCTCACTTAATATAACTCCGGGTAATGGAAGAATGGTTGAAAGAAATAGTTTTAAAAGAGGGACTTATGAAAACTAGAATCCATGTTAATCAACACAACATAAAGGCAAATGCCAAGGGCGCTGAGTTACCAGTGATTACTGTAAAGGATTATAAACAGAATAGAAAGGCTAATCATGCTGCTGTTGTAGACTCTGAAGGTAAGCCACTAGTAAGTGTTTACTACTGTCCTGATAATCCTCTGCCGTGTGGCGCTAAGGTTTGGATTGAAACTGAGTTGGAGGTTGTGACCGTTGGATAAAATAGATTTGTTTGTGGATCACTTTGTGATTTATTCTGAGAGTCGGCAGGCTTTGATTCTAAATTCTGGTACTGCTTCAGCGTTTGAAGAAAGTTTGCGAGAGTTGGTATCTTCTGAAATTAGAGATACACTACTGGAGCGTGTGAATATGTTAAATTATGACATGAAACTAGCTGAACCTAATCGCCATGTAAGTCCTCAATATGACAGACTTAGAGACGCTAGAACTACCTTAATGAGTCTGCACAATGATCTTCTTTGGAATAGGGAAAACACATGAACATATTTTACATAGACCCATGCCCCTTGAAGGCCGCATCAATGCAGTGTGACAAGCATGTAGTCAAGATGATACTTGAGTCTGCGCAGATGCTTTGTGCTGCACATCATGTGGTCGAAGGTGGTGCCCCTGTTCCATACCGATTGGCACACAAGAATCATCCCAGCACTGTATGGGTGAGGTCTAATACTAAGCACTATTACTGGCTGTACAGGCATTTTCACGCCCTCTCAGAGGAGTACACTAAGAGGTATGGTAAGGTACATATGTCATGGGAAAAATGCTCTAAGCTCCTCCTGTGCGCTCCTAGCGGTATGCCTGATACTGATTGGTCAGATCCACCTCAGTGTATGCCTGATGAGTGCAAACGTGAGACTGCCTTGGCTGGGTACACTGAGTATTATTTTAATTACAAACCAAAAGTTATTGATATGCGCTGGAACGGAGTAAAAAAAAATGCAAAATGTAATTGATATGTGCAATCACATACTCTATCATTCCACTATATACTGTGGCTTTGAAGAAATGACTGACGATATGCAGCATGAGGCGATAGGATTATCGTTAAAGTACGGTGACTTTGCCGTTGGTTTTGTGAGAGTTTACTTAGACATACAGGAGGAAATAAGAAATGAGTGCTACTGATACTAGGGCTGAGTTCTGTGGTATGATTGATGACTGGTGGTGTCAGTTATTTGCCATGAGACTGGGCGCACCAACACCCTCAGAAAGAACTAAACACAGATTTATTTCTTTTGTGGAGGATCGTTGTCACGAGGTAGGTAGTTGGAAGGTTACTGATGATGACCTTTGCAAACTTTTCCCTGAATTTATTGATAGGTTGGGCGAATGGTAGAAGAAATTCTAGAATTAAAAAGCGTTCTGTTGAACCCAAAACGCAGCGATGAGTTTGATACATGGTACTATCTTGATGGCTGGCGTATGTGCCGTGTCAAGATTGGTAATAAAAGAGGAACTGTTACCCCAAAATTTGGGCGTGGTAAGATAACCGTAGGCATTAGACGCTTGAAGGAGGAGCTAAACAGTTTATACTGGTACGCCGCCAGATGTCACGCAGGCAGGCACACTAAAAAAAGATCGCGTGAGTGGGAAAAACATTATGCTTGACAAGCTAATGTGGATCGTGTATTGTTCGCAAACCAAAAACATAGGAGTAATTATATATGGTAATTGAAGGAATCGCGTATTGGGCTAGCGTAACCTCACCTAATACGACTTTTGAGCCAGTCTATACTGTCAACCTAGTAGTCTCTGAGGAAAAAGCTGATGAGCTTCGTTCTCAAGGCATCAAGGTTGTCGATAAAGAAGAAGGCCCAACTGTCGTTATCAAGCGAAAGGTTAACGGCCCCAACGGTATGATTCGTTCAGCCCCAAAACTATTGGACTCACAGAAGCGTCCAATGGATTGTAAGGTAGGTAACGGGTCTAAAGTCAAGGTACAGTACAAGCCTTGGGAGATTAGTCGAAGTGGTACTGTGTATCGTGGACTAGACTTTCAGGCTATGCAGGTACTTGAGTTAGTAAGTTACTCTGTAGATGGCGACGAGTTCGACATTGAAGATGATGAAGAGGAGATTTCAGAACTATGAGTGAAGCTAAAAATACAGTGACCTATAAAGACGTTGAGTACAATGTGTCAGATTTATCTGATCGTGCCCAACAACTTGTAGGTCTTGTACAGATGGTGCGTGAAGAGGCTGGTGGTCTACAGGCCAGACTAGCTATCCTTCAAGGCGCTGAAGTAAAGTTCTCTGAGGAACTTGAAGGAGAGTTTGATGGTATGGTTGATGAACCTGATGATCAACTAGAACTAGAACTCTCTGGTCTTGACTAAGTTAAAGGGGCTTCGGCCCCTTCTTTTTATGTGGAGATAATTAATGGCATTTGTAAAGTTTCATCAACCTTGTCCTTTATGTGACAGTAGTGATGCTGCTAGCATTAATGCAGACGGTTCTGCTTACTGCTTCAGTTGCTATAAACGCATACGCGACTACGCTAACCCAGAGGAAAACGTGCAAGATTTTAAAACTTACAAGAACAATTCTATGAACGACAACGAAGGTTCATTTTCAGCCCTAACAGACCGTAGTATCTCGCTGGATACTGCTAAGAAATTTGGAGTTAAATCTACAAGCAGCCCTGATGGCACAATAATCTCTCACTCATACCCCTATTACATTGCTAATGAAATGGTGGGCGCTAAGATAAGGAACTGTAAGACTAAAGACTTTTCATGGAGAGGTTCTCCAAAAGGCACAATGCTTTTCGGACAACAACTAGCACAAACGGGAGGTAAGTTCATTACTCTTACAGAGGGTGAGTGTGATGCTATGGCTGCTTACGAAATGATGGGTTCTAAATGGCCCGTGGTTTCAGTCAAGAACGGCGCTGGCGGCAGTGTAAAAGATGTCAAAGAAAACCTAGAGTTTTTGGAATCATTTGATCAGATCGTTATTTGTTTTGATAACGACAAGGTTGGCAAAGAAGCAGCGCAGAAGGTTGCAAGATTATTTCGCCCCGGCAAAAGTAAAATAGTTCAACTACCTGATGAGTTCAAAGACCCCAACGATATGTTGAAAAACAATCGTGGTGCGGGATTCATGGCGGCTTGGTGGGCAGCTAAGACCTACACACCCGCAGGAGTCCTTGACATTACAGATATGAAGGAAGAATTCTTCAAAAATGATGAGAAGGAAGCTATACCATATCCTTGGGAGGGGTTGAATGAAAAGCTATTTGGTATGCGACAAGGCGAGTTAGTTACTTGGACGGGTGGTTCAGGTCTGGGTAAGTCAAGTGTTACTAGAGAACTAGAACACTGGTTACTCAAGACTACGAAGCATAACGTAGGTATACTCGCACTCGAAGAAAACTGGAAGCGTACAGTGTACGGTTTGTTATCTATTGAAGCTAACAAGCGTTTATACATTAAACAAATAAGGGATGAGCTGCCTGCTGGAGAACTATCAAGATACTTTGATAAACTACACGACAAAGAAAATGCTCACCGTTTAATTGTCCACTCTCACCTTGGGGTTCAAGATGTAGAAGAATTGTTTTCTAAACTACGCTACATGATTATCGGTCTGGATTGTAAGTGGGTTGTAATAGATCACTTAGGCATGATGACATCCGCTATGGGCGAAGGCGACGAGCGGAGAGCCATTGATAACATCATGACTAGACTGAGATCCTTGGTCGAGGAAACTGGTGTAGGCATGATGCTTGTGTCGCACTTGAGGCGAGTTGATGGTAACAAGGGCCACGAGAATGGCGTTGAGGTATCTTTGTCGCACCTTAGAGGCTCCAATGGTATTGGTCAAATATCAGACTGTGTGATTGCACTAGAGCGTAATCAGCAATCAGATGATCCTATTGAAGCTTCGACAACTCGTATGCGTATCTTGAAATCTAGATACACAGGAGAAGTTGGTCTTGCCGGACACTTGTTATACGACAAGGATACTGGTAGACTTAATGAGATATTTGTAGAAGAGAAAGAGGAAGTGGAGCTTTGAAACAACTAGTCTTTGACATTGAGACAGATGACGTAAAAGCAACTAAAGTCTGGTGTATATGCACACTTGATGTAGATACAGGAGAAGAAAAAACATTTACATATGAAAACCTTGATGAGGGCGTAGAGCATCTTGAGGGTGCAGATAAGCTGATAGGACATAACATTATTGGCTTTGACGTACCTGTTCTTGAGAAGCTCACAGGAGCCAAGTTGAGTGGCAAGAATCTTGTAGATACTCTTGTGCTTTCTAGGCTCTTCAACCCAGTGCGTGAGGGAGGGCACGGCCTAGAGTCTTGGGGTTATGCTTTGGGAGTCCCTAAGATTGAGTTTGACGAGTATCAGACATTCTCTCAAGACATGTTAGACTACTGCGTTCAAGATGTTCGTCTTAACTTCAGAGTGTTCCAAGAGCTAAAGAAACTTAGTAAGGGCTTTACACCTGAAGCAGTCAAGATAGAAATGGAGACTTATAAAATTATTTGTCGCCAAAGAGACAAAGGTTTTATGCTGGACATACCAAAATCAGAAGAACTTCTTTCAGAAATAAATGGTAAGATGGATGATGTAGTTGTAAAGGTACATCAGAGGTTCGAGCCTAAAAAGCAGACTAGATATTTGTACCCTCAGTTCTCTAAGACAGGTAGTCTTATGAAGACAGCTATAGATAACTTTGGTAAAAATACAAGGCTTGGCCCCATTGAGTTCTCTCAGATGGAAGAGGCCGTTAATGCAAACGGTAAGAACGTAAAGATTCCTAGAGTTGAATTAACAGACTTTAATCTTGGATCTCGAAAGCAGATAGGAGAATACTTGATGGAGTTCGGCTGGGAGCCAAAAGTATTCACACCTACTGGGCAACCGCAGGTAGATGAAAAGATATTATCTAAAGTGGATATACCAGAGGCAGCACTTATCTGTGATTACCTAATGTACCAGAAGCGCATAGCACAGATTGAGTCTTGGCTGAAGGCTGTAGAGAACTCAAGGGTACATGGTTTTGTAAACAGTAATGGTACTATTACAGGGCGTATGACGCACAACAGCCCCAACTTAGCGCAAGTACCCAGTAGTAATTCACCATACGGTAAAGACTGTCGGGCTTGCTGGACTGTGCCTAGAGGCTACAAACTTGTAGGTATTGATGCCAGTGGGCTTGAGCTAAGAATGCTTGCACACTATCTTAACGACGAGGATTATACTAATGAAATTGTTAACGGAGATGTCCACACAGCTAACCAAAGATCTGCTGGACTTGAATCAAGAAATCAGGCTAAAACTTTCATCTATGCCCTCTTGTACGGTGCAGGAAATGAAAAACTTGGAAGTGTGGCTGGGGGAGGTGCGAAGCTTGGTTCACGACTTAGAAAATCTTTCTTCGATAATCTACCATCATTCAGAACACTTACAACAAGAGTTGAAAGAGCGGCAGCAAAAGGTTACTTAAAAGGTATTGATGGGCGCAAAGTATTCATACGATCAAAACACGCTGCGCTAAATAGCCTGTTACAAAGTGCTGGCGCTATTGTTATGAAGAAAGCCCTGATAATCTTTAATGAAAAGATAGCACACCTTGATGCTCACTTTGTCGCTAATGTCCATGATGAATGGCAGATTGAGGCAGAAGAAACTATAGCCGATTCTGTAGGTAACTTAGGCGTTGAAGCAATTATACAAGCTGGTGTAGAATTGAATCTTAATTGTCCTTTAGATGGAGAATATAATGTCGGAAGCAACTGGTCAGAAACCCACTAATAAGAACACATACTTTGAGGATGGGCGATGGTGGTACATTGGGTGTAACGATGGGGCCAAAAGATCCTTAGAGTCTCACATAAAGAAAAACAAAACTAGAATGTTTGTTAATGGAAAGTATATTCCTAAAACACATCCTCTACACAAACCCGGAAGATACAAAGGATTCACTGACGCAGCCTTTAGCTCCTTAAAAAACTACGAGCAGTCCAAAGAAGGACAGGTTTATATAATAGTAAGCCCTGCCTACCCCGGATGGTGTAAAGTGGGGATGGCTGTGGACGCAGAGGACAGGCTCAAGCAGTATCAGACTAGCTCCCCGTATAGAGATTATAAGTTAATTAAAGTATATGATGTACTTGATAGGCGTGAGGCTGAGAGGTTTGCGCACAAGCTTCTGGCTAAGAGACACGATATAAAGGGCGAGTGGTTCTACATACAGCATCCTGTAGCCGAATCTATATTAGAACTACCAATGAGAAAGTTTCAATGAAAGAAGTAAGCACAGTTGTTGATGATATATACAAGTTACTGGAGCCTTTATGTTCTGGCGAAAGTATAGAAATACCTAATGATGCTATAGAAGATCTAGGCGAGAACATCAAAGATGTTTTTTATTCTTGGAAAAGTGTATCAGAAAGAAACAAAAAGTTTACTTTAAGGATGTCTAATATAGGCAAGCCCTCTCGACAGCTTTGGTACGAAAACAAAAGTAAATCAGGAAATAGGGAGAACATAGACCCTGCTACTTTTATTAAGTTTATGTATGGACACGTCTTGGAAGAGATACTTCTTTTCTTGGTTTCACTATCAGGACACGAGGTTACAGACTGTCAAAAGCAGGTGGTGGTTAATGGTATATCTGGTCACATGGACTGTAAGATTGATGGCGAGGTGGTGGATGTTAAGACTGCATCCGGCAGGGCCTTTCAGAAGTTCTCTAATGGTACATTATCAGAAGATGACCCCTTTGGTTACATAGCCCAGCTATCGGGTTATGAAGAGGCAGAGGGTACAAGCGAGGGAGGCTTTCTTGTTATTAACAAAGAGACAGGACAATTAGCTTTTTTTCAACCTGAAGAGCTTGACAAAATCCACGTAGGCTCTAGAATAGATAGTCTACGTTCAAGCTTGGAGCTTGACACCCCGCCGGAGCGATGCTATTCTCCTATACCAGACGGCAAGCAGGGTAATATGAAACTACCTAAAGGTTGTGCTTACTGCCCTCATAAGTTTGACTGTCATTCCGACGCTAATAACGGTAAAGGTCTCAGGGTATTTGATTATGCCAAAGGCGCTGTTTACCTGACAGAAGTAAAAGCAAAACCTAGAGTAGCAGAGATATTTTATGAACGCTAAAATGTGTAAGAGGATTTCTAGTAGGGCTGATACTATCTTAATTGATTGGCTAAAGGGGTTGATACCTGAAGAGGATCACGACAAGATAAATAAAAATAATTTTAAAGAATATCTTCCTGATGAAAACTATTTCTATGTAAATAAAACACTTTGGTTGAGTTTCTATTCTCCTAAGTGGACTAGGAAGTTGCTCAAGAAAATGATAAAACTTGGAGCAGACCTAGACTCCATAACCATTAAAGATTTAGAATGGATGAGAAAACAATCAGTACAAAGAAACGAACAGTAAAGTCTAGGTCTCGTAAGCCCAGAGTCCCTCGCCCAAAGAAGTACTTAAAGCCCGATGGTAATAGATACGACTCTATATGGGAGGCAGTCCTTCACGAATCAATACTCAAAGACTGGTCACATCACACAGACTATGTTCAATATGTTATTGAGCATAAGTATGAGCCTGACTTCGTTAGAGTTATTGACGGCAAGAAAATTCTTTTAGAATCTAAAGGCAGGTTCTGGGACTTTCAAGAGTACAACAAGTATGTCTGGGTAAAGAAACATTTACCTGAAGATACAGAATTGGTATTCTTGTTTGCCAACCCTTCTGCTCCAATGCCGGGAGCAAAGAGGCGCAAGGATGGCACCAAAAGATCTCACGCAGAGTGGGCGGGAGCAAACGGCTTCAGATGGTTTAGCGAAGATACAATCCCTGATGAATGGATTGATGCTAAGGCTAGAGAGTCTGAAGAGTTTAAAAAACGTAATGATAAACTTGATTTGGAGATGCAATGAGCATTGATGACGCAACCCCAGAAGAATGGAACAAAGTAAACAGGAAGAAGGACTGGGAGTGGATGGATGAAGTCAGTAATGACCACCCTTTCTTTGGAGATAAACCGGACAACAAACCGGACATGGTGAACCGTCCAGCACACTACAACAACGGCAACATGGAGTGTATTGACGCTATCCGTGGTATGCTTACGCACGATGAGTACATTGGTTATCTCCGTGGTAATGCACTAAAGTATAACTGGCGATGCCGCTATTC